ATTTGACTTCGCAGTCCACTTGTGTGTTTCCTGCACGAGCCTTAATTCAGCTAAGAGACATAGCTGCGCCTGATCGGTTTAGCCCTTATGCGAAATACAGCAAGTTTTTTCTTGCTGGGTATCGTGGGGTTGCACCTCCAGGTGGAGTAGTTCTGAGACCAACGAAGTTGTTCAACTTGTCGTTGACAACTCCGATCCTTGTACCGCGTAAAACTAAGTTGGCGGTACGAGTCGTGAAGGTACGGACGCCTTATCCTAGGAAGCTTCTCCTCGCCCGAGCCAACCCCGAGATTAAGACAAAACTCCTGACTAACGCAGTGGAAGCCTTTGGTCAGCCCTACTCAGAAGTAGGGCAAGCCTATGAGGTTTATCGCAGAGCGTGGACAGGAACTGTCACTCCCGGGTTTGGCGGCTTGAAGAAAGCTCAGTTACCGGTTAATCCGCATACTGTTGACCTAGCTAAGACGACATGGACACCAGGATACGATCTGCGTAGAACTTACGCGAATCCCCTAACCACGTATACAAATGCGTGGGGTGCCTATCTGTATCCTTTCACGAGATCGCCGGTTACCCAGCTTGATCCTTTCTGGGTAGACGTTGAGAATGCCGCTATTTCTAAGCTGAACGCTGCCGCAAATGCCGGAATTCAGGCAAATGTGGCCCTGACTATGGCTGAGTATAGACAGTTTGGTTCGATGGTCGCCAGTACGGCGAGTCGTCTGACCAAATCTATCCTTGCGCTTAAGAAAGGGCAATTTACTAAAGCAGCGGATGCTTTGTTTGACGGAAGCTTCAAGATGCAAGGGACCACATCTCGTGGTTTCGCCATTAAGCCGGGTAACCCTACCAAGTCGAAGTCTCTTGCCAGAAATTGGCTGGAGCTCCAATATGGGTGGAAACCGTTACTTAATGACGCACGTGAAGCCGCTCGGTCTCTTATCGCTTATGCGGAAGATGCCAAGCAATCTCAATCGGTGATCGGAAGCGCGACGCGGAGTCGAGTATTCAAGACCGGAATAAAAGGCCCTGTTCCCACTGCGGCAAGCATTGGCCAAGAAATTGGCACAGTGATGCTGCGGTGTAAGTTCGGGATTACCTTCAAGACCGACTTGAACAACTTTTCCCTGCTATCGCGCCTCGGCTTTACAAATCCCATTAACCTTGTATGGGAACTTCTTCCGTACAGCTTCGTCGTTGACTGGTTTCTCCCCCTCGGACCGTACTTTGAGAGCATGTCTGCTCCTCATTCAGTATTGTTCGAGAAGGGTTATAAAACCAGGTTCGGGAAGCAGTACCTTGCGCTCGACGTGTCCCACAATGGCCCCATGCCCGGTGCGCTGGCTTCTGAGTTGCGATCTTTTGCCGCGAGGACTCAATTATCGGTTACGCTTAATCGTTCCATCCTTCTTGGGTGGCCGACTGCGCGTTTTCCGAGATTGAAAAATCCCTTGAGCGAGATCCACATCCTCAATGCCTTAGCACTGATGCGTGTGGCCTTTAAGTGAGATAAAAGGTCGTCGGGTTTTCCTTTTAAGGAGTTAACCATGTCGGCTATTGCCGCCATCAAACTGTCTTCACTGCTTAGCCCAACCGAGAGTACAACCTCGGCGACTATCGGTGTTGACAAGACGTTTGACCCCGAGGGTCCTCTGGTCCCCGGTGTTTACCGTTGGGTAGATCGAGCAATCGACGCCACCTGGAATCCTCTAGGTGTCGCCCTGCTCTACCCCGCGATTACTCTGTCGGTTCGGCGGCCTACCAAGGCTTCCCGGATCTACAGGATCGTCGCGAAACTGTTCCTCCCTACTGCCGACGTCACTTCGCCGTCAACGGCTTCGGGCATTCAGCCCGCGCCGTCGATTGCGTACGTCTTAGCAGTTGTCATGGAGTTCATGGTGCCGGAAAGGTCTTCGATTGCTGAACGGGCTCGCCTGTTCAGCTATGCGCGGTCCCTTTTCGCTACCACCATCCAAGCGTCCGACGCTGCGCCGACCGATTCTACCGGGTCGCCGCTCGTGGCCGCTGTTAACAGCTTCGAGCAGCCGTTCTAATCGAACGGTTTTGATAACCTAAGGGTTTTCCTTAGATCTTCTGGACTATGTTAGTCCAGTGCTCGATTGTCATATACCTTTGAAAGGATAGACGAATGAAAACGAAGCCTGCAACTTTTCATGTAACGTACGACCAACTTAAGGAGTTCCTTCGGGAATTCCCGGCTGGCAGTAGTTGTTTCACGTTGGTTGTGGAGCCTCGTCGACAGCGTCGTACCCTAGATTTGGGGATGACATCCACTCTCATGGAAAAGGAGATACACTCTGCCCTGAAAAACCGGGGTGGGAATGCGCTCCTTCGCTTACGAGAGTTGGCGCTACTCGAGAAACTGAACGCGTGTGTAATGATTGCGGAGGTTAAACCCCTCTTCAAGACAATAGCGCGTTCTGAAACACGAGTGGCGGAAGCCTACCTCGATCGTGGTGAATTCAAGGGTGAGAACCCTAACCACCTCGAGGAATCTGTCCTGGAGTTGTCGAACGGCGCGGATTGCAGGTGTTATATTTGTTTATCCTGCGAGCGCGCCTTAGATCGCTCCAATCGGATGTCCGTTCAACGCCCCCGCCAACTTCAATCAGAGTTGAAAGACTCTGGTTTGGTTGGCATCCCGAGTAAATCGGGGGGAGGCGAGAATGGATAAGGCCTTAGCTGTTGATGGTACACGTGGGAAAACGGTTTTTGATACAGAACTCCGTTACTTGCGTATGGTAGGTGCTCTCATTGTGTCCGCAGAGTTTTATTGTCTGCAGCATGATGATAAAGAGCGCCTGTTCATGCGTGTCATGGAGAGAGCTGTATCACGAGCCTTCCCTAAAAGTTTAGGGGTTCGATTCCGCATCATAAACGTTACACTCTTCATAGAAATGGAGAATGGACGTCTGGTGAGGTTCGAATAACAACCATGTGGAACTCCAGGAGGTTTCATGTCTTTTAAGAAGCATGATAGAGAAGCGTTGAACGCCTCTCGCAGTTTTCGAGTGGCACCGGAGGTTTCCTCCGGCATGATATCGAAGTACCTTGAGGCCCTTGATTGTCCGCGTGCGTTGACGGTTGACTTGCTCTTTAGAAATAAGGAGCATGATCAGCTTGCCAAACTCGCCTTCAATCCGCTCGACTACGAGAAAGTAGAAGAGCTCAGGGGTGCTTACGCCGCGACTAAGTTCCTTTCGAAGTTCAAGGATTTTGAAAACCTTGGCTACGATTTGGATACCGTTGCGAATGAGAAGTTCGAGAAATTCGAGCTTCTCTGTAAGCATACGAACAACCGCTTTCGTGCTTTGGAACTTGATCCTAAGTTTCGGGGTCAAGTCGTCCGTCTGCATCAAGCAGTCGGGCGGAAAATCCATCGCATTTTGGGCGGTTTTAATCTCGAGGAGTTCGTCGATTCTGCCTATTGGGGTCCTGGCGCAACGACTTTGCAAAAAGCACGTGACGCTAGCGCTACCAACAAGTTCCAGTGCGAAACTGGGATAACTCGTGATCTGTACTCTTTGTTTCCCTCTGATCTTCTCCGCCAGTTTTACCCGGCGTGGATTGATCACATTTCTGGGGTCGGTTTTCCCGACTTCCAGACTGGAAATAAAGTTATCACCGTGCCAAAAGATGCTACCGAAAATCGAACCATCGCCATTGAGCCAGGGATAAACCTCTGGTTTCAGTTGTCGATTGGTGAGATGATTAAGCGGCGTCTACTTCGGCGTGGGGTCGACCTACGCTATCAGATGGACCACCCGAAAGGTGGTAAGACAAATCAACAGTT